TGGCATCTGGATTAACGAAGCTAGGGAAATCCCGAAGTCAATTATTGATGCGTGTACTATGCGTGTTGGTCGTTTCCCCTCTATGCGAGAAGGTGGCCCTAGCTGGTCTGGCGTTATTGCAGATACCAACGCACCAGAGGAAGATCACTGGTGGCCTATCATGTCTGGTGAAGTTCCTATTCCAGATCACATCCCTCAAGAGCAAGCCAAGATGCTGGTCAAGCCAGACAACTGGTCGTTCTATGTACAGCCTCAGGGTATGCTCGAAGAGTATGATGAGAAGGGAGAGATCAAAGATTACAAGCCAAACAAGGATGCTGAGAACAGAAGAAATATGCTTGAAAGCTATTATCCGAATCTAATTCGTGGTAAAACTAAAAGCTGGATTGATGTGTATGTAATGAACAGGCTTGGCACAATCCAAGAAGGAAAGCCTGTTTATCCTATGTTTGCTAGTGAAACTCATATTGCAAAGGAAGAAATTCCTATTGCTATTGGTGTACCGTTATATGTTGGTATTGACTTTGGCCTCACCCCTGCAGCAGTATTTGGACAGAAGGTTAGAGGTAGATGGCTCATACAATCAGAGATTGTCGCTATCGATATGGGCATTGTTAGGTTTGCGGAAGAGTTGCGTAGAGAAATAGCAACACGCTTTGGCAACCTAGAAGTTCATATCTATGGCGATCCGGCTGGCGACTTTAGAGCGCAGACTGATGAGTCTACTCCATTCCAGATCCTGAGGGGTGCTGGCCTCCGCGCTTTCCCTGCGCCAAGCAATTCTGTTGACTTAAGACTTGAATCTGTGAATCAGGCATTGACAAAAATGGCAGATGGTATGCCAGCTTTTATGATTGATAGGCGGTGTCAGACCTTGATTAAAGGCTTCCAAGGTGGATATCAGTATAGGCGCATACAAGTATCTGGTGAAAGGTATGATGACAAGCCAGATAAAAATATGTATTCTCATATTCACGATGCGCTGCAATACTTAATGCTTGGTGCTGGTGAAGGTCGGCAGCTTATGTCTGGACAGAAGCAAGCAACTGCTTTTAATGCAAGAGTTGACTTTGATGTTTTTGCTAGACAGGCAAAGCCGAACAGAAGAAAAGCTAGTCTATGGGCTAGATTGTGAGTTGAACAATTTTTGTTTTTATGTTTAAGGATAATAAACAATAGGAGTTTATTATGTGTGTAGGCCCATTAGCCCCATCATCCCCACCACCTGCAGGAGAAACCCCTGAGGAAAAAGCAGCGCGAGAAGCTCAGATGGCTGAAGAGCAAAGAAGGCGTGCTGCAAGTAAGGCAGAACAACTTGAGATGGCTGCTGGCAAAGCAAAGCGCGGTACTGGTGCGCGGTCATTAATTACTAGCTCTGGCGGTGGTCGTGGCTTCTTCCAACCGAAAGTTTAATTATAATGATTGTACAAACAGACACTCTTGATGGAGTATATACACCGACAGGTGTAGCTGCAGACTACCTTAAGAAGTATGAGAAGGCTAAGTCTGTTAGGGAAAACTTTGTTTCTTTATTTGAAGAGTGTTATGAGTACGCTCTACCGCAGAGGGAGTCTTTCTATGCTGAAGCAATCGGACAGCGACGTGACGATAAAATCTTTGATGAAACTGCTGTGGTTGGAGTGCAAGAGTTTGCCTCGCGTCTACAGTCTGGCCTTGTCCCGAACTTTGCTCGTTGGGCAGATTTTACTTCGGGTTCTGAAGTGCCTCCTGAGGAACGTGATGAGGTTAATAATCAACTTGATGAAGTCACTGATTACGTTTTTGAAGTCATTCAAAACTCCAACTTTGGTCAAGAAGTTCACGAATCCTTTCTCGATCTTGCGGTAGGTACTGGTGTCCTTCATGTATCTGAAGGCAATGCAATCAATCCGGTAAACTTCTCAGCTATCCCATTGCCGCATGTAGTGCTTGATGCTGGCCCTGATGATCGCATCGATCACGTTTATCGTGAGCGCAGTATGCGTAACTCAGATATACCTAACGTGTATCCAAAGGGAACATTCTCTTCAAAGGTTATGGACTCTATTAAGCAGCGTCCAGACCAGAGAACAAAAGTCCTTGAGGTTGTGTGCAAAGATTACTCTTCTAAGAATGAAGAGGCTTATTTGTTTTATGCAATCGAGATGTACACTAAGGACGTTATAGCGTCAGAACGTTATAAGGGCGTTGGCTCTAATCCTTTTGTTTGCTTCCGCTGGTCTAAGTGTGCTGGTGAAATCTATGGTCGTGGCCCACTTATCAATGCGTTAAGCGCAATCAAAACAACTAACCTTACCATTGAACTGATCCTAGAAAATGCACAGATGGCTATCTCTGGCATTTACCAGATGGAAGATGATGGCGTGATTAACCCTGATACAATCAATCTTGTCCCAGGGACTGTCATTCCAAAAGCTGTTGGATCTACTGGACTTACACCAATTCAGTCTGCAGGATCCTTTGATGTTGCTAACCTTGTCTTGTCTGACATGCGCTTGAACATTAAACGTGCGCTTTACAATGACATGCTGGGTAATCCTGATCGTACACCAGCATCTGCTACCGAGGTTGCAGAACGCATGGCAGATCTTTCACGCCGTATTGGTTCAGCCTTTGGTCGTCTGCAAGCAGAGCTTGTACAGCCTGTATTGCAGCGTGTAGTTTATATCCTAAAGAAGCAAGGACGCATTGATCTGCCTACAATTAATGGCAGAGATGTAAAGGTTCGCTCTGTTTCCCCTCTTGCACAAGCGCAAGCAAATCAGGATATTACTTCTGTTGCTCGGTTCCTTGAGTTAGTACAGGGACGCTTTGGGCCTGAGATTACTAACATTCTAATCAACTCTGAAGAGACAGCCGTGTATCTAGCTAAGAAGTTTGGTGTACCTGATACTCTGATTCGTGATTTGAACGAGCGACAGCAACTGGTTGCAATGGCGCAACAGTATGCACAGCAACAGCAATTGACGAGTCAACAGGAGCAGCTTATTGGTGGACAGCAATAACTTTGTAGGTATTGACGGATTTCGCCGCAGAAAGAGTGAAGACGCTATCATAAGCAAGAATGTTGCAAGCCTCTTTTCCACTGACACTGGAAAAGAAGTATTGCGCTACCTACGATCTATTACTATAGAATCAGTGAATGGTGCAGCAGTTTCTAATGATGAACTGCGGCATGTTGAAGGTCAGCGATATATCGTTGGCCTCATTGAGGGTCGTATTAATCACGGACATAAGGTGAAGATAAATGAGTGAAGAGGGTCAAGTAGCAGAGTCTGGTGAGGCTCAAGTAGAGGATTCTGGCATCGTAACAGAAGGTGGCGATCCATTACTCCAGACAGAAGAACAGTCACGCCCTGAGTGGCTACCGGAAAAGTTTAAGTCAGCAGAAGATCTAGCCGCTGCTTATTCGTCTCTTGAGGGTAAGCTTGGTCAGAAAGAGCAGGAACTTAAAGATGCTTTTCTAAAAGAAATAGAAGAGCAAGCTTTTCAAAACAGACCAGCGGATAAGGGTGACTATCAACTGCCGGAAGGCATTGATGAAACTCTTGCTGCAGATAACGAATTGCTTGGCTGGTGGGCAGAACATGCATTTGAGAATGGCTTCTCTCAAGAAGAGTTCAGCGAAGGCATCAACATGTATGTCAATGCAATCAATGCTAATGTTCCTGACTATGATGCTGAGTTGCAGAAGCTAGGCGACAATGCCCCTGCTCGTACTGAAGCGGTAAGTTTGTTTGCTAATCGTTTCTTTCCAGAGAGTGTGATGCCAGCCATTGAGCGCATGTGCGAAACAGCCGATGGTGTTATGGCACTTGAGCATATCATGGAATCTATGAAGGACTCATCCTTCTCTGAATCTACGAATAGCGCAAGCGCAATCAATGAAGATTCTTTGAAAGAGATGATGCGCGATGAGCGTTACTGGAAAGCTGGCAATCGTGATGCAAACTTTATCCGTCAAGTAGAAGATGGATTTAAGAAGCTTTATGGCTAGAGAGTACGCAAGAGTCGGTAATATATACCTTACCGACTCAACTCTTTCACATGCAAAGCATGTTGCAGAAAAGATGCGTCCTCACGATATTCGTGAGTGCGCGATCCATATGCTATCTCCTATAGAAGCTTTGACCATTCCCTTAGAGACAGAGGGAACAAAAAACTATACTGTAATGCACAACGACACACCTATTGGGATGTGTGGAACTGTTGCCACAGAAGACAATCAGGCTAGGGTCTGGCTTCTTGGCACAACAGATATAGATGCAAATTATTTTAACTTTGCAAAAAGTAGCAGAGTTGGCGTTGAGTTTCTTCAAGGAACCTACGATCTCATTGAAAACTATGTACCTATTGACCATCACCACACAATAATGTGGTTGGCTTGGTCTGGCTTTGTTGTTCTTGATGAGCGTCTAATTCTTAATGGACACGAACTGTTACGTTTTGTGCGTTGCAATTCTGTACAATTTAGTGTTTATAATACGTCTAATCGGCCTGTAATACACTGAGCGACCCGCTAGGACAATCGCGTTGAGGATGTTGAACAGATAACCGCGACAATAGTAACTCTCTTTGATAAGGAAAGCTTAAAATGGCTAATACAATTGACCAAGCCTTTATTAAGCAGTTCGAGTCCGAAGTTCATATGGCTTATCAGCGTATGGGTTCCAAGTTGCGGAACACTGTTCGTTCAGTAAGCAATGTAAATGGTAACACTGTACGTTTCCAGAAAATCGGAACTGGCTCTGCTTCAACAAAGTCTCGTAACGGCAACGTTACTCCAATGGAACTGGCTCACACCAATGTTGAAACAACAATGGCTGACTACTATGCAGCCGAGTACATCGACAAGCTGGATGAGTTGAAGACCAACATCGATGAGCGTCAAGCTGTCGCTAAGTCTGCTGCTGCAGCACTTGGTCGTAAGACTGACGACATTCTTTACACAGCAATGGACGCTGGTGCTAACGCAACTCAGCTTGGTTCTGCTGGTTCTGCTGTTGGCAAGACTCAGCTTCTGTCTGTGTTTGAGACATTTGGTTCTGCCGATGTTCCTGAGGATGGCGGTCGTTACATTGCGATGCATCCAAAGGGTTATGCTGATTTGTTTGCAATCAACGAGTTTGCTTCTAGCGACTTTGTTGGTGAGCAAAACCTCCCATTTGCGGGCGGCATGACAATGAAAGAGTTCTTGGGCTTCAAGATCTTCTCAACTTCTGCTGTAACTGCTGGCAAGAACATGGCCTACCACACTTCTGCTGTAGGTCTTGGTATTGGCGCAGACGTTACAACTGAGCTGAACTATGTAGCCGAGAAAGTCTCTCACCTTGCAACCTCAATGATGTCTATGGGTGCTGTTGTTATTGACGACAACGGTGTCTATGAACTTCTTGACAACAACTAGGAGACTGAACAATGGCTTTTGATGCAGCAAACCTAGTTCGTATTGGCGGTGGTTCAGGTCGTGCGTTGTGGTATTACACAACTACTGAGGCACAATCCGCTGTACAGGTAGAAGATTACTTTCTTCCTGCAATCAACATGATTAACAAGAACGATGTAATCATCTGCGTAACAGCAACTGGTGGAACACCAGTAATTTCTCATGCATATTGCAATGAGAATGATGGCACTACAATCGATATTGTTAATGGTGTTGCTATCACCAATACTGACTCCGACTAATAGGGGGAGGGGGCTTCGGCCCCCTCAACTTTCATGGCAGTAACCAGCATTGCATCCAACTCACCAATTGATATTTGTGCCAAGGCATTAATTCTTATTGGTGCAGACCCGATTACTTCATTTAGTGAAGGCACTACAGAGGCTCTTGTCTCTGTAAATATGTATGAGGATGTTGCAAGAGCATCTCTTGTCAACACACGCTGGCGGTTTGCCACAAATCAGGCTGTGCTTAACAGGCTTACAGCCGCGCCTACAGGTAGGTACAATTATGCCTATCAGCTACCCTCAGACAATCTGATGGTACACGCTATTACAGTTACAGACTTGCCAATTGAATATCAAATCTATGGCGACAAAGTATACGCAGATACATCTACATCTGATGTAGTTATTGCAGACTATTCCTTTAGGGCTGGTGAAGAGAACTGGCCTTCATATTTTGTTATCGCTGTTGAATATGCACTAGCAACAATCTTTGCTTCATCTATTGCAAGGGATGCAAATCTTGCAAACATTATGGAAAACCAAGCGCAACGTGCTATGGCAAAAGCTAGAAACTTAGATGCACAACAGCAGACAACAAGAAAGCTTACTACTTCGAGGTTCATTTCTGAAAGGCGCAGCTAATGCCAACTAAGATCCGTGTGCCTCTTACTAACTTTCAGTTTGGTGAACTCAGCCCATCTATGCTCTCAAGAACAGACTTGAGCGTGTATAACAATGCGGCAAAGAAGATAACCAATCTCCTGATTAAATCAGAAGGCGGTCTGAAGAAACGCTTTGGATCGCAGAAGATCTATGAGTTTGACACAACCATAGACACAAGTAAGACGCAGCAAATTAGGATTGAGCCGTTTGTCTTTTCAGATGATGAGAGATACATTGTATCTTTTGAGCATCAGAAGATCCGTGTGTTTATTATTGATCCAAACACAGGCGTTGTATCTCTAACTGCTACAATCACTCAGGATACAGATGCTGTTACCTTGCCAATTACTGACAGCATCCTACAAGAGATTAGCTTTGTACAAGCTGGCGATGTTATGTTTATCGCTCACAGTTCTTTTGCTTTCTTACTACTAACAAGAACAAGCTTAACTACATTTGAAGTGCGTCCATATGTATTTGATGTGGATGCTAATGACGATATTATTTATCAGCCCTACTATCCATTCCAGCCACTTGGCATGACTCTTGATGTAGACAAGACAACAGGAACTGGTGCAATTCTGACAACCAGTGCTGATTACTTTACGTCAGATCACGTTGGAAAGGTTATTAGGTATCAAGGTAATGAGATTGAAATCACTGCTTACACCAATGCAACAACAGCAGTTGGAACAATTAAAGATAAGCTTGAGGTTCATCTGGACTTCAATGCTTTTAAAACTACAGAAGGTATTGCTGATGTTGAAGTAACACAGGTTGCTCATGGATTAAACATTGGTGATGCTATTGTTGTCGATCATGCTGGTACTGTTGGTGGCATTAGCAAGAACCAATTGAATGGTGCTAGGACTATTGCAGATGTTCTTGATGAGAACAGATATGTATTTGTTGCTGGTGCTAACGCAACCGAATCAGTAGATGGCGGCGGCACTCCAAAGATTGAAACACATGCACCAACTATCTCTTGGGATGAGCAAGCGTGGAGCAGCATCCGTGGCTTTCCAACGGCAATCTGTTTCCACGAGAATCGCCTATGGGCCGCTGGTACAAGCTCTAAGCCTAATGGTATTTGGGCAACTAAGATTGGTCAGTTCTTTAACTGGGATGTTGGCGATGGTGCTGACAATGATGCTCTCGACTTGACTGCAACTGTAGGCGAGATCAACTCTATTCGCCACATTGTATCTAACAGAGACTTGCAGTTGTTTACCTCAACATCTGAGTTTTATATTCCATCTTTGACTACCAGTGCTATTACCCCTACCAATGCACAGATTAAATCACAGACTCCATATGGCGCATCTTATGTGCAGCCAAAGCCGTTTGATGGATCAACAATCTATGTGCAGCGTAATGGCAATGTAGTGCGTGAGTATGTTTACGATGACTCAGAAGGTGCTTATGTATCTGGTGCATTGTCTGTTCTGTCTTCTCATCTAATTAAAGTTCCAAAGCAATTGTCTATTGCTCAAGGGGCTTTGAATCGCCCAGAGTCCTATGCGTTCTTTGTAAACAATGATGGAACTATATCTGTTCTTTACAGTGATCGTGTAAACAAGAAAGCTGGCTGGTCTGAGATCACAACCAATGGTGAGTTCCACTCTATCTGCACAGTAGATGAAAGGGTGTTTGCTGTAGGTAAATATGATCTAGGCGATGGTACTGACAAGTACATTCTTATGGAACTGACTGACAATGCTAACCTAGATTTTTCTGGAGAGTTTAGCTTTACCTCTGGTGTTGCCACAGTTTCGTCACAGTTTAACAATGGTGCTGTTGTTGCTGTTGTTGATGGCGATGACTACTATGGAGAATTTACTGTAGCTGGTGGGCAAGTTGATATATCATCCGTTTCAGAACTCACTGCATCTAATGTAGAGGTTGGATACAAGTTTGACATCGAAGCAATCACATTGCCTATTGATGCCAACGCTGCCAACGGCCCTATTACTGGCGAGCCTCGCAGCGTCAATAAGGTAACGCTTGACTTGTATGATACATTGTCTGTGTCGGTAAACAATACACGCTTGCTAATCTATCAGGTAACTGATGACTTTAGCCTTAGCAGAACGCCTGTTACTGGCAAAAAAGAATTTAGACTACTTGGGTATTCCAAGGATCCAGTAGTCACAATTAGTCAATCTGCGCCATTAAAGATGCAAGTTAATGGCTTGGTAGCGGAGGTAATATTCTAATGGCATTTCAAGTATTAATGGCAATCAGTGCTGGTCTTTCCGCTTACTCAGCAATTCAAGGCGGCAGGGCTGCAAGGCAAGCTGCAGCATTTGATGCAGCACAACTTGAGAAGCAAAAGAAGCAAGTAGCTCTTGAGGCAATCCAGCGTGAGAATGATCGCATGGAACAGTTTGAGTCAGCAACAGCAAGCAACATTGCTTGGTTTGCTTTCTCTGGGCGTGACATGAGTGACCGATCAGTTAAAGCTTTCTTGGATAAGCAGAAGGACGTTGCTTACAGTGACGTTAAGAGAAGCAACTATCAGGCTACCGCTGAGACAGCAAGACTTGGAGATCAACAGCGTCAACGTCTTTATGAAGGTCGTCAGGCGCAAAAGGCATCGTACATTCAAGCAGCAACCTCTATTGCTTCTGGCTGGTATAAGTACGAAACCGTTAAAGTGTAGGTTAGTAACATGGCTGTAATTAGAGAGCAGAGAACATTTAGGAATCAGCCAATTGGCGTTGTTCGAGCTAGTCGAGCAGGGGAAGAGTATTGGCAAACTGTTGGTCGTGCAGCCGATGAACTAACTCAAACTGCCTACAGAGCCGCAGCGGATCAGGCAAAGCGCACTGGTATGGAAACTGCCGCAGCCGTTAAGCAATCTGACTTTAGAACAATCGATCCTCTTACTGGTGAGATTGAAACCTTTAACATGCCTTCTGTTCCTCAAAACTTTGGCACTATTGCCAGAGATGCGTTTGAGCAAGTAGCTGAGAACAGGTATGTAAAGTCTGTAGAATCTGCAATTAAAGAGAAGTCTGCAGAGATTGCACTTACACATCAGAACCACCCACAAGCTGTTGAGCGTTATGAAGCAGATATGGGTGAGTACCTTTCTCAGGTAACTAAGAATGTCCAGCCTCGTTTCCAAGAAACAACTAGAGACATTGCCGCCGCTTGGATGGCAAGCACCAGAACTAATCTGCTTGCAAAACGTTTTGCTATTCAGCAAGAGATTGAGCGCAGCAATCTTGAGAACGATGCAAGAGGTCAGGCAACAAACATCTCTAACCTATCATCGATGGATTCTCCTGATGCTGGTGTATTGCTTGAATCAGAATCTCAAAAGCAAAGAAATGCTGTAGAAGCTGGCGTTCAAACTGGCAATCAAGCTGACGCTAATATTGCTATTATGCGGCGTGGAATGAAGACTGGCTTATTATCTAAGAGCCTTTCATTAACATCTACTTATGAAGATACTGATGCAAGTGGCAACAAAGTACAAAAGCCAGTAACTGCTTCTATTGCTTTGTTAGTTGAAAACTCAATCGATAACCAAGCTGTTAATGAAAACTTACCAGAGTCTTTAAAGCCTTTGGTAAAGAGTATTATTGAAGATCCTACATTTATAGAAGATAGAGAGTTTGTTGGACGCTTTGTTTCTAGTCAGCGTGTTGCTTTATCTCAGCAAGAAGGTTCAGTAAAGAAAGCAACTAAACTTGAAATCGCAACTAAGAAAATTATTAATGGTCAAAGAGTTTTCAATACAGACGCTGCGTCTAGAGAAGCTGCTCAAAATATAATTAGAGATGATGCTGGTCTTCCTAAAGATGTAAGCATGAATGAGTACTTTGGTTTACCTCAGTCAGTGGGCAACTCAACACTCAATGCCATGCTTTATAGGGGCTTGGTTCCTGATGGGTTAATGCAAAACATTGGTCTTGTTACAAGTGGCGATCAGCCAGCTAGTGATGAGTTTATTGAAACAACATTTAATCATTACCTTAACTACAGCAGCATGATTGATAGCAGTGGTCAAAGAAGAAACCTATTGCTTATAGATGGTGGCATAACAAAAGAACAGGATGCAATGATGCGTTCTGCAATTGCTATGCGTAACTTTAGAGGCGGCAACTTAAGAGATATTCTTTCTCGTCAAAGAGCAATGTTAGAAGATAAGGATGCTTTTAACATTAGAGCTTCTGATGTTTTCAAAGAATATGCAGGTGATTCAACTAATGAAAAAATTGATAGATTTATTTCTGAAGAGCTGAAAATTGGCAATGATATATATGCAATAAGAAATATGCGTCCTTTAATCAATCATATGATTGCTACTGGTCACAATCTTGAAAGCATTAAGACTGAGACAACAAATCTTCTTGATGAATTGTATATGGAAGACGATGAGGATCTTGTTGCTGATCCATTTAACTTCGATCCAAACAAATCTTTCTATGCATTGAAGCGTGTGTTCCCTGATGACAAGGATCGACTTACCTTTGTTTCTGAAGTTCAAAGGCAATTACTCGATAGAGGTTTTGAAGGATTTGTATTCTCATCAACAATGAAACAAAGAGATGTAACAGATCGCATTAAAAATGTAAGACTTGTTCCGTTGCCACAACAGCCACTAAGCACTGAGTCAACAGTAATTTATATGGGTGTGTACAGAGATGACAATGGAGATATGGTTCCGTTGCAAGATGCAAGCGGCCCATTTATGATTTCAAGTGATGTTATTTCTGAGCAGCAAGAAGCAAGAATACAAGCCCAAAGAGAGGCTCTTATTGCAGAACAAGATAGGATTATTGCAGAAAGAGAAAGACAGAAAGAAAGACAGCAGCAATCTATCAAGGCACTCAAGGGATCATTTGGTAAAAACTAATGGCTGATGAAGTTATAAACGAACCTAAAAGCACTGGGATGCTAAACATCTATGGTGGCCCTGTGCCATTGCAGATCCCAAGAACTGTAGATGAGTTTGTGCCAATTAGTGTAGAAGAAGATCCTACATTTGGTGAGACTGTATCTGCAACTCTTGGCTATCAGTACGCCCCTTTGTTTAATGCTATTAAGAACAATCTTAAATATCAAGACATTGAGCAAGTTGGATACAATCCTCTTGATGATATAGCTGGTTATGAAGAATATAAGTCCCACTTGTATGAAGCAAAGTCATCACAAGAAATGGCTGAACTTAAGCAACAGATAGATGCTAATAAAGAAAGACGCGAAGTGTTGTACAGAGCATCAATCCCAATGCAGTTTGCTGCTGGCATTTTTGATCCTATTAACCTAGTTGCTTTGCCCTTTGGTGGCCCAGCCGTAGGTCTTGGTCGCTCGTTCCTAAGAACAGGAACTTCTGTTGCTGCATTGCAAGTAGGGCTTGAAGGTGTTCGCGCACCATTCGATCCATTGGCTACACCAGTAGAATCAGCAATGAATGTTGGCTCTGCCTTTGTTACTGGTGGCATGATTGGTACTTTGTTTAGCATCCCAGCATCAAGACGAGCCGCTGCTATTGAAAAAACAAATCAACAGGTAAAAGAGTTTGTTGACATAACAGAAAATTTTACCGCTAAAGATATGTCACTTGTTGGTGACAGAGAGGCGCGTAAGCTTGGTGCAGAAGGAGATGAGGTTCTTAACAGCCTTAGAACAACTCTGCCTAAAACAATTGATGGGTTGATTAAGGGCATTGATGAAACAAAATCAGAGTTAAATAGGCATGATGGAACTCACTTGGCTAGATATGAATTTGACGGTGGTCAAGAAACTCTTAAAAAAATAAAAGAAAAAATTAAAGAAATTAATGATAAAAAAGAATCTTTAAAAAAAGAAAAGGTTGATGTTAAACAGCTTAAATATTTGGACGATCAAATAAAGGATTTAAAAAAATCTGAAAAAATAGTTCGTAAGCTTAAAAACCTAGACGATGCAAAGGTAAGAGATTCTGAAAGGCTGCAAGATGTTAAGCGTGAGCAGCAGTTCCGCAGAGTTGAAGGTATTAATGACGGAACAATAAAAGATCCTTTTGGCTTAGCGGATAATATATTTACTAACTCTTGGTTTTATAAAGCAATCCCAACGCCAATGAAATCTATTTTGCAGGGAGATGTTCCTTCTAGCATTAAAGAAAAAATAACAACTTTGGCTGGTGATTCTGCAATGTTGCAGAACTTAAACAAGGTTGGATTTGCCACACCTAAATCTGTGCATCAGTATGCTTCAACACGCAATGGTGAGTGGCTTGAAGTGTATATGGGTATGCTTAATAACTTTGGTCAACACACAAAGAAGGGTGTGACTACTGTTGTTGACATTAACATATCAAACTTTGATGGATCATTTGCTGCCTTTATGAAAGAGGTCAACAGAAAATATATAAACGGAGAAGAGGCATCAAGTGCAGCAGAAGCTGAGTCAATTAAACTCTTAAGTAATTTCTACAAGAAGTGGGAAAAGCGTCTTATTGAAACTGGCTTGATTGGCACAGAAAAAAGCTTAAGCGCAAAGATGATTAAAAGAGAAAAGGACTTAGAGTCACTTAATGAAAAGATTAAAGAAGTTGAGTCTGGCTTTGACAAAGCAAAAGTTGGTGGAACCGAAAGGCAATACGCTTATCTAAAGGCTTTACGAGAACGTGCGCAACAAATAGAAGAAGAGTTATCTGCTCTTGAGATTAGTCTTGCCAAGATGAAAGACGATAGAGACATTGGCCCACAGTTTCGTGAGGAAATGTTTCCGCGTTTCTGGAACAGAGATGCAATCAGAGCAAACAGGCCACAGTTTGAAAAGATTCTTTTTGATTGGTACAAAAACAATCCAGACATTTACGAGCCAGTTAAAGGTAGGGTTAAAGCTGGTGAGCCAAGGTTTGTAAAAAGAACTTTGCCAACAGATGACAAGTCTGTTCAGGGGCGTGTTAAATCTACAGTTGATGAGATACTTGGTTTATCTAAGACATTTGATAACGCCGCTGATGAAAATGCTTTCTTTGGTGCTGGTGTATCAAAGCACTTTCGTCATCGTAAGCTAGACATACCTAATAGACTTGTTCTTGATTTTATTCAGAACGATCCGCTTGCTGTAATGAGAGCCTACACTCAGCGTGTTGCTCCTCGTTATGAGTTTGCCAAGATGTATGGTGGCAAGAGCATTGATGATCTCCTGATTGAGATCGATGAAGATATGTTTGCTGCTGGCAAATCAATTAAACAAACAAACGCTGTTCGCAAAAACTTTTTGCATTTATATGATCGTGTAGTTGGCAACGTGTTGCGTGATCCTACATCTTGGGATCAGCGTGTAGCTACTGTGCTGCGCGACTTTGCAACAATCACTTATCTTGGTTCCGCTGGGCTTTCTACGTTACCTGACTTTGCCAAGATTATGATGGAGCATGAGCTAAGAGATGTGTTCCGTTCATTGTATGGTGTTATGTCTGATAACAGACTTAGGATGACTACTAAGGAAGGTAAGCTTGCTGGAGAAGTTCACGAAACTGTTTCGGGTGAGAATCATTTAAGAATGATTGATGACATAACTAACAATCCATTCTCAGAAGGAACCTATAGCAAATATATGAACAAAGTAAAATGGGGTTTCTTTCAAGCAAACTTACTTGGCCCATTTACAAACATTATGAAAAAGATGGATGTTATTGTTCGCGGTCATTCATTAGTTCAGATGTCAATACGTTTGTCTAAAGGCACAGCTTCTAAGTTTGAGATGGAGTATCTTGCTAGATACGGCATCGGAAAAAAAGAAGCTGATGGTTTCAATAAGCTTGTAGATGATGGCATTATTGAAAACACTAAAGCAGATAAGTCTGGTCTTTGGCTGCCCAATACAGATAAATGGCCTGATGAGTTTAATGCGCTGCGTATGGAGTTTCGCAGTTCAATGAATAGTGGAATTATGAACACAATTCTTCAAAGCACTCCGGCTGACAAACCAATTATTGCTGATGGTGTTGCTTATGTTCCTCATAGAATTGCAAAACAATTTGGTTATAAGGAAGATCCAAAGTTCCGTGGATACTCACGCATTGAAAATGGTTTGCTTGGTTTACCATTCCAGTTCTACTCGTATTCATTAGCTGCAATGAACAAGATTACTGCATCTTATGCAACAGGTGCTGCTAGAAATAGAGCAGTAGCTATGGCTACATCTATGGGCTTGGCTTACTTGGGGATGGAGTTGAAGTATCCTGACTGGGTAATGGATAAGATGAGTATATCAGATAAGATTGCTAGATCATTTGATATGTCTGGTATGGCTGCTCTTTATTCGGATGCTATATACAGATCAATGGAAACATCTATGGCTATGGGTGGGCCAGATATTTCTATGGGTTTAATATCTCCCAAGTTTCCACAAGAAAAAAGTTACGTTGATGCAGCGACTAGCGTATTAGGGGCTGGGCCTAGCTGGGGTGCTGAAATAGGCACTGGTGTAAAAGAGTTAGTTACTGGCGAATACGGCGAAGGATCAAAAAGAATTATGCGAAACTTCCCATTAGCTAGACTATGGATATGGAAAGATTTAATGAATGAAGCATCGAACTCATTTACTGCAAGACGGTTCTAATTGTGAGTTGAGCAATTTCAAATTGGAAGGTAGGATTGCGCCATGACTATTAACATTGCTGATAACAACCCAAGAGTCTCGTACTCAGTAAGTGCTGGTGTAACACAGACTAGCTTTGCTGTGCCTTTTGAGTTCTTCGATGAAACAGATGTACTTGTTTACATTGGTTCAACGCTCCAGACTCTTAACACAGACTACACAATATCCGGTGGTGATGGCACTACTGGAACTATTACTATGTCTGTTACTGGTCCAGCTACTGTTGCTCTTGTGCGCGATGTAACGATTGAGCGTTCTACTGACTTCCCTACTGCTGGCCCATTCAGTGTTCAATCTCTTAACGTAGAGCTTGATAAGCAGATTGCAATTGATGCTGATCTTGAGGATCAGATTGATCGTGCAGTAAGAAGCCCCATTGAAGAGTTCACAACAATGACTCTTCCTGATGCGGCTACCCGCGCCGACAAAATCCTCAAGTTTGACACTGATGGTAATGTCGCCGTAGAAAGCGCATCAGCCCTCGCTGCTGGCGCAGTGGTTGGTGCTAACTTTGTCAACAACACATTCACTGGCGATGGCTCTCAGACAGCCTTCACGACCACTGTAGAGGCTGGATCAAAGAACAACGCACAAGTCTACATTGATGGCGTTTACCAGCTAAAGTCTAGCTTCTCTATGTCTGGCCTTACCTTGACATTCACCGAGGCTCCACCGCTGAACTCGCAGATCGAGGTTATCATTGGTAATGCCATTGATACTGTTGATGCTGACAGCGGCAATGTGAATTACAACCAAGGCAGCACTGGCGCACAGACACGCACAGTCGAGAACAAGCTGCAAGAGTTTGTTTCGGTCAAAGACTTTGGTGCTATCGGTGATGGCGTGACGGATGATACTGCGGCTATTCAGGCTTGCTTCAATTCTGCTGCTGCTTCAAAATTAAAAGTTTATATTCCTAGCGGAACATACATGATAAACGCCCACACAATTCAAGCGGGTCAAGCAAAACACGGTTTATATGTTCCAAGCAATTCGCACATTATTATGGACAATGGCACAACATTAAAAGCTATTCCAAACGCAAGCGATTTATATAATGTGTTGCTTATTTACAATGTCCAAAATGTTAAAATTGAAAACGGAACATTGGCTGGTGATCGTGCTACTCATGTAGATACTGGGTCTTACAATGGAATTGGTATGCGTATTCAAGGTGCGACCGATGTTTATATTTATAATGTAACATCTAAGGATATGTATACAGACGGTTTTGCTATTGTTTATGATGATTTAAACTCTCCATATCCAGATTGTGAAAATGTGCATTTATTTAATTGCACAGCCGACAACAATTATCGGAACGGCTGTTCAGTTATTGGTTGTCAAAAAGGCTCGATTATTGGTGGTCGATATGCAAACAGCAATGGAACTGCGCCGCAAGATGGAATTGATATTGAGCCAAATCCAGACAACGGTTCTGGAAGCCCATCACAGGTCAGCAATTTTATTGTTCAAAATGTTCATGCTTATAATAATACCAATGTTGGCATTGAGGTCTATGGGGCTGGAACCGTTCAGTATGTTGATTTGATCGGCAACCATTGTTACAGCAATACTCAAAGCGGAATTAAATATCGCAATGCGACTAGAGGCTCTATTGAAAGTAATAGTTGTTACAGCAATAGTTCGCAGGGCATTGATATTAGCAGCGTTACTAATGTAGATGTTTCTGGAAATTTATGTTCTGGAAATACAGTCAATGGAATTATAGTTCAAAATCCAAACAATGAAACTACAGCAAACTTTGCAATTGATGGCAACATTGTAACTGGCAATACAGAGTCTGGAATTTTTGTAACTGGATTAACGTATGAGATACAAAATGTAGTTATAAGTAACAATAACATTAATGCTAATGGGCAATTTGGTGTTTACTTACTTGACACTACTGACGTTAGAGTTGATTCAAATATTATTATTGGAAACAGTCAGACTACTGACAACACATCTGATAATATTTTTGCTCAGTCATCAGATTATCCAAACATAACCAACAACACCATTCGCCACGGTGGTGGTGCAAAACAACCAAGGTACGGTATTAATATTGAATCAGCCTCAACCCAGGCTGTTATTGGAAACAATGATGTAACTAATTCCGGCAAAACTGGAGCATTAAATATTGTACCAACAAACTGTGACGTTTATGGCCCACAGCAGAATAATGTTTCAGCAGCCTTTCAAGTTATTAGCACTACAAAAGGCATTGGTTTACCTATCTTAACCACTGCACAAAAAAATTCTATGCCGACCCCTGCGGATGGATTAATTATATTTGATACAGATATAAACAAAATTTGTATCTATACTGGTAGTGCTTGGGAAACTGTGACATCAACATAATAAGGAATTTGACATGACTATTAAAAATCGTGGCGGTGTGTTTGGCAGAAACCCAACATTCAATGATGTTAATGTTGATGGTACTTTGTCTATTGCTGGCGCGGCAGTTCCAGCCCCAGCGGATACATTAACAACATCCGACATTGGGTCTACAGTTCAAGCCTATGATGCTGACACGGCAAAGCTCGATGTAGCCCAGACATTTACTCAAGATCAAATTTTTAATACTCAAATTGGTGTTGGTATTGATCCATCAAATTTTAACCAGATCCAAGACAGTGGACAAAGTTACGCTTTTGGTAAAGGCACAGGCACGCCATCTCTCACAATGTACAGTGCAAACAATGCTAGTGGTCGGATTGCATTTGCTGATGGATTAACTGGTAATGAGCAATATAGAGGTTGGTTAGAGTACGATCATTCGGTTGACGCAATGGCAATGAGAACGGCTGCGACTGAAAGATTTAAAATTACATCAACAGGAGATTGTGAGGTTAAAACAGGCAACCTTGTAATCAGCACATCAGGCAACGGCATCGACTTTTCTGCCACCGCTGGCACTGGCACAAGTGAACTGTTTGATGACTATGAAGAAGGAACTTGGACGCCAGTTGCTGCAAGTGCTAATGGTGATGCAAGTGTTACAACATCGGTAAGTTCGGCTAACTACACTAAAATTGGAAATGTTGTATATTTCAACTGTTATATTTCAATGAATGTAACTTCAGTGGGAACTGGTGCAGCCAGAATAACTGGACTTCCTTTCACAAATAATGGTGGATACACTGCATTTACATCTGTACACGAAACATTTGCAGGTAGCACAGGTCAGGGTTGGATTCGTCCTAGTGAAACGACTTTAGAATTTCTAGATGCAAACTCAACAAGTCAAAAAAATATCAGCGGCACTGGCACAAAATACGCTATGCTTGCCGGATCATATCTTACAAATTCTTAGTAGAGGTTGGTAAATAATATGCTTACAAAAATTGTTATTGCTGGCGCACAAAAAACAGACAGAGGCGTTGATATTGTTTGGTTCAAAAAACAAGAAACAAACTCAATTCCGCCTCAAACAATAAGCTCAGAATATAATTCTGGCATTTTTAATTCTGAAGATGATTTAATTGATATGCCTCAAGAAATAATTGAAGCATATCAAGAACACAAATAAGGAAAACAATTATGGCCCTTACAAAAGTCAGTTCCTCACTTACAAACTTTGGCTCAATAAATGTTTTTGATTATTTAAATCAATCAGAAATTGATGACATCAAATCAAGAACTGCATCAATAGATGTTGCTGCAAAAGTTCAATCAGTCATTGACGCTAACCCCAATAGAGAAATTTATTTTCCGGGGGGGAGATATCGTCTGGAGGCACCTATTCAGTTAGGCAAGCAAACTGGAACTAACACTTACACTTCAGTTGTTGGTGAAGATGCTTCTGGGACTTATTTTGGTGGAACCGTATTTAATTTTATAAATTGCACAGGAATTATTGTAAATGACCTTTACCAGCAAATAAAAAATCTCTGGATATATGGTCAACAAACTGGTGCTTCTTTAGACTTAATAAATTATGTATATGGAAATGTAGGCATCCGCTTATCTGGGGCTTCTCCGCGCCACGGTGGTGGAAGCAAAATTGAAAATGTGCAGATCTGGGGGTTTGATACAGGACTTTCTGCTGACAATGAAAACTCAGGCTTTGGTGGAGCTTATTTTGCAATCGATAATTTGAATATTTATTATTGCCAAGTCGGAATGTCCTGCGTTGGCACAACAGATTTTAGATGTTCAAATGTAAACGTAAGAATTTGCACCAAACACGGTTTGTTTTTCGCACCGGCTGGATATGGAAATGGAGTATTTACTAACTTTCTCGGCGAAACTCTTGGCACTTTGTATCCTTATACAAAAGGAAATGCTGGCGTGTATGTCGGTGGTGCTTCTCAAGTACATTTCGTTGGTGGATATTTTGAGCAAGCATCTTTTTATGCAGAAGAAGGTGCTACAATAACGTACGATCAAGCAACGATGCAAAAATTTCTGCCGTACTGGGGTATGGGACATTTTTACCCAAATGGCTCTGGTGGTGGGCCTTGGCAAGTTATTGACACTGGAACTTTAACTGCTTCTTCTTTTTTAACATCTGGCGCAGGTATAACATTAACAGATACAAACACAGCAGATAATCCAGACTCTATTCGCGTCCAATCTTCAACAGATACAACAGGAGCTACTCCTGCTGAGTATGTACAATATAGACACGCTTTTACAGATGCTAATCCTTTTTACAATAAAACTTCAATGAAAGCTCCAGCTAGTGGTGCTATAGCAAAATTTGCATTAAAGGTTGAGTTTCAAATTAAGTTTGTTTATCCATTGCCAACCTCTATTAACCACACAGGATTTGTATATTCTTGCAGAGTGGTTGGAATAAATGGTGCGGATGGTCTTACCTACAATCTAATTGGTGATATTAACGATTATGATTTTTCTGATGGGGAGTGGCACAACGTAACTTTATATATGCATTTAAGATCTGGCCCATCTTATATTATAGATTATCCTTCAGTGATAGAATCTACATTTTCATTTGATGATGTTGATTTTAGTTCAACTGCTCTGGATCTTTATTTCTCAGGGCCAAGAATTACTTTTTATCAAATCATGTAATTGCGCCTTGAGCGTGGACAGTCCTAGCCAACAGGAGATAAACAAATGGCACTGACTAAAGCAATTATCAACGACAAGATCGAAGTTATCAATCAGGGTGATTGGTCTGTGGTGCAAGTACGCACTGCGACTATCATTGCAGAGGATGGCACAGAGATCAGCCGTACTTTTCATCGCCACACACTAGCCCCTGACGCTGATCTGACAGCCGAGGCTGCTGACGTACAAGCTATTGCTGGAACTGTATTTACTGACGCGGTTAAGGCTGCCTACGCAGCTCGCCCAACGGAGTAGGTAGATGACAGAAGAGGCCAAAACAACTGCTGATATGGCGGCTGGTGGTATTACGTTAGGCGCTTTCTTTGAAGCGATACCTGAGATCACCGCTGTTGTGGCGTTGGGCTGGTGGCTTCTTCGCATCTGGGAAACTGAGACAGTCAAGAAGCTGACTGGGCGAGACGCAAAGTGAACCCGCTGCTGCTGTTCGTTGTGGTGGTTATCCTGCCTAACGGACAGCCGCAAGTGGATGCTGGCGTTGTCGACAAATGCCCAGACACGCAAGCAATCATTCAGATTTACGAGCAGGCAGTATTGCGCGGCGACATACTCGACTGGCGAGCGCGATGCTACAACAGCGACCTGTTACGCCCCACCGGCACATGATGGAATTTGTTTTGATAGTTTACCTTGGCGCGGCCAAGTGGGATGACAGTCACACGTTCAAAAGTTTTGGGCAATGTGTTACTCTGTCTAAAGAGCTGGCGGCACAAGACAGCATCCCGGCGCAGGCCGGTAATGGCACATCGACCGTCAGAGCCGTGTGTTTGCCTGTAGCCAAGGAGCAGTAGGTTGGATCCAATTACCATAGGTGCGGCTGTCAGTGGGGCTACAGCGGCGTTTAACACTATAAAGCAGATGATTAACGCTGGGCGTGACCTCGAGTCTTGCATCAATGATGTGTCTCGTTGGATGAAGGCTGCGTCTGACATTGACCAAGCTGAAAAACAAGCTAAGAATCCTCCTCTGTTTAAGAAACTTCAAGGCGCAGACACTGTGCAGCAACAGGCATTGCAAGTTTATGCTGCTAAAAAAAAGTTAGAAGCGCAACGTGCCGAGCTAAAACAATACCTACAGTTTACCTATGGGCCGCAAGCTTGGGCTGACTTAATTCAGCTTGAAGGACGCATCCGCAGAGAGCGTCAAGAGATGATCTATAAACAGCAAGAGGCAAGGCAGAAGATTGTTGAGGCAATTGCAATTGTAATTCTTGTCTTGCTTTCTGTAGGTGTAATGGGCTTTATTGGTGCATTGTTAATTTCTAAGGGGAATTAAAGTGACCAACGAGGAAAAGATACTAGAGGCTCAAGACCTTGTTAATATGCATGGCAGCATCAGGGCAGCAGCTAGAGAGTCGGGCATACCCAGATCAACTATCATCAATAGATTAAAAAGCGGAAGATCATCAGGCATCCTTGATAATAATGTTGGTTACAGACTTCCTCCAAAGCTAGACGATGACATACCAGTCGATGATATTGTCGATCAGCTTCATCAGCGTTTCAAAAAAAGAAAGAAGTATCGTGAGTCCAAGAAGTGGAGTCCGATCTATATGAATACAGACGAGCCGATTGGTTTGCTCTGGCTTGGTGATCCGCACATTGATGACAATCACTGTGACTGGGATGCATTGAGGGAACACCTAGATATTATTAATAACTATGATGGTGTCTATGGTTGCTCACTAGGAGATCAACAGAACAACTGGGTTGGTAGGCTTGGTCGTTTGTATGGTGAGCAAGATACATCACACAAGACAGCATGGAAGCTGGTCGAGTGGTTGATCCAAGAGATGAATCCAATGATTCTTATTGGTGGCAATCACGACATGTGGTCTGGTGCTGGCGATCCGTTGAAGTGGATTGCAGAGTCGCACACAGTCTTTGAGAACTGGGAAGCTAGAATTGCTTTGAAGTTTCCAAACAAGCGTGAGTGCAAGATCTTTGTCGCGCATGACATGGCTGGGCATAGCCAGTGGAATCCATTACACGCACAGACAAAGACTGCAAAGTTTAGATCACATGCACACCTTTACATCAGTGGTCACAAACACAACTGGGCATTGGGACAGATTGAACTTGTAGAGGAAGAGCGCACTGCTTGGTTAGCAAGGGCGCGAGGTTACAAGTATCACGATACCTATGCTTTTGTTAAAGGCTTCGAGCAACAGAAGTTTGGTCAAGCAATTATGCAAGTGATTGACCCAACTAATCCTTCTGAGGTTTCATGGGTACAATGTTTTGCCGATCCTCAGGAAGGTGCTGACTATCTACAATATCGTAGATCGCTTCGCAAGTAACGGCAGCGTACCCAGCAATGTCAACCCAAGAGTCAACATGAAAAGGATCAGAATGTAAACGAGCTAACTTATTTAGAATGTGTAATGCCCCAACATCAAATGGAGTAACAGGTATATCTAGATGAGCTTGATAATAAGCGGCAGCAATAGAAAAATTCTCAGAAGGTTTTCCATAATTTTCACCGCGTTCTTTTACTGCGTCTTTGGCTTTAGCTAATATATCATTTCTAATTAGTTCGCTCATTTTTTTCACCGAGGTTTGTTATGATTGACAGGATAGAGGATCGAGTATTAAAGCTGAAATTATTGCCAAGAGCAATGATGATTATGATGTCATTGATGAGTTGGCGTGTAGTTGAATGGTTTATGGCATTGCCTGATCCTAGTCCGGCACAAGCTGGGCTTGTATCTGTAGTTACTGGGGCAATGACCGGAGCCTTTGCAGTGTGGATGAATCACGAAGGAAAGCATCATGTGGCAAGCACTAATAAATCCCATCGCTAGTTTAGCTGGCTCTTGGATGGAGTCAAAGGTAGAGCAGACTAAAGCCAAGGGCGCAGTAGCCAAAGCTAAAGCTGAAGCAGAGGCAGAAGTAATGAAGACCGCAGCCACTCACGAAGCTGGCTGGGAAAAGATCATGGCTCAGGCCAGTGACAATAGCTGGAAGGATGAGGCATGGACTGTCTTGTTTATAATTATTATTGCAATGTGTTTTATTCCAGTGACGCAGCCATTTGTTGAGCGCGGCTTTGACGCATTGTCTCGTACCCCTGACTGGTTTCAGTGGGCAGTGTATGCATCTATCGGTGCATCGTTTGGCTTGCGTGGTTTAAAGGGATTTAAGAAATGAGTTATTATCTGTCACCCAACTTTACTTTAGAAGAGATGGTTAAGAGCCAGACCGCTGAACGCAGGGGGATACCTAATGTCCCAGAGCTGCATCATATAGAAGCAATGGAGGCGTTGTGTGAGAATATCTTACAACCTATCCGTGATGAGTTCGGCCCATTCATAGTATCTTCTGGCTTTAGAAGTGCAGAGTTGTGTCTTGCTATTGGCAGTACTATTAACAGTCAACATGCCAAGGGAGAGGCGGCAGACTTTGAGGTAGGCGGCATTGATAATGCTGACTTGGCTATGTGGATCAGAGATAACCTACCATTCGATCAGTTAATCCTTGAGTGTTACACTGGTGGCAACAGTGGATGGGTTCATTGTAGCTATTGTAGCTACCAAGATAATCGCGGTGAGTTGCTTACGTTTGATCGTGTGAATGGTTATCGTAAGGGATTGATTCTTTAACGTCAGTAACTTTGAGGCTGCAGACAAGGCACTCTCGCTGCCTTCTCTTTAGCGTGTCTTCAACTGTTACCAGTAAACTTCTGCAGCTTGGGCATCTGTCTTTAGATAGAAGTGTTTCCCAGCTACCATCTCCTTGTTCAAACATATTGTCCTCCATATAAAAGAGGCAGACCTGTAGAGTAGATCTGCCTCAGTATGATGAGTAAGAAGAACCACCAACCTCATCACTTATTAGAACGGTACATCATCTCCATCTAGGATCTTGACCAGCGGATCTTCTTTCGGCTGCGCTGCACCATTTGTTTTCTCCGATAGTTCAAAGGACATGTAGGCAGATCCGTCCTTTGTTCTACGCCATGCGGCTATGCGTAAGTTGTCTTGGTAAGGGCCAGTGTAGTCTGGCTTGTTCTGGTTGTCGCCCTTATCGTTCTCGAATAATGCACCAACCTTTTGGTATAGGTCAATACGCGGCGTGCCATCTTTTGATGTGGTCTTGACAAGAACCAGATCTTCATTGTTGCCGTTGTTATCTACCTTCCCTTGCAGAATCATAGCCATTTCTGGGAAGGGTTTAAAGGCTGCGCCTTTGTTAGTATTGTCGTAATCGCTCATAGAAGCCTCCTGAGTGGGGTTAAATTATTTGGGTAGGTGAGTAGCTATGAGGGGCTTACCACCCCTCACCGCCTTTTTTAGAGCTGTCTGCGGCATATTTATTACCGTCCATCTCTCCGAGGAATACATCTGCGTTGAATCCTAGATGCGACAGAGCCTTGGTAAGACCGTCAGTGATTGCCATCTTGGGTGCATCTTCTGCCATGCGACCCTTGGCTGCATCGAAGAACTTGCGGCAACCTGTGAAGGGGCCGAAGCAATACTCATCAGAACCAATCCAGATAGTGACATCGGCAACGACTGCGGTGTCTCCATTAGATACATCGATGAAGCGTGTGTTGTTCTTCCATCCCCAGCCTTGACCCACTGGGCCGAACTGTTCTGTGGCGCAGCGTACCTGATACTGAGGATCGATAGCAGTGAATGAACGTGATCCGAATGATACCTTCTTGAGATACTTTGGATCTGATTTAGATACTGTATTCCATAGCTTTAGATTGTCAGACATTCTGGTTCTCCTTAACTGTGACGCGAAGTGAGCCGCGCTTGTCGCGCTTGATAGAGAGAAGGTCACAGTATACTTCCCTCTCATCATCACCTACCATTGCCTTGAGATCAGACTTGGCAAGTTCAAATAACTTTGCATTGCTTTCATGCTGTATGTAGTCATGGCAGCGTGAGATAAACTCGTTGTCAGATGATGCGTCCCTGCGTACCAGACCATCGACCTTGATCTTGTCGATGCTTACTGGCTCCGCAAGGTTGTCACCGAAAGGGCGTACGTTATCCCTTACGCATTGCCAAAACTCTTTGACCATGACTTGCATCTTCTTGATGTAGTCCCAGTCCTTCTGGACATAGACACATTCCCATCTGCGATTGCCAAAGATTACAGATAGATAGCAGCCATCAAGGTGAGATACCCACATGTAAAACTGTAGCTGCGGCATGTACATCTTGAGGCAACCTTCCATTGTGTTGCGCTCATAGGTGTGCTTGCACTCTACAATTGCTGTGTCAACAATCGCATCGACAGTACCTTTGAGTGGTACAGTTTCCCATTGCATCTCATAATATACTTGATGAGATTTTGTTTTTGTCTTGAAGTTTTTCTCAAACCATTTGATGTTGAAGTCTTCAGTGTGTGTGCCTAGCTGCACAGCTAGATTGTCAGATAGATCTTCTGGCTCGACAAGCCCAAGCTTCTCTTCCCATAGATCTACCCATTGACCATCCATAATGCGGCGCATATCTGAGCCGCCGATAAATCCCTTGCGTTCCATTTGGTTCTCCTTTGTTTTGTTATACTGCAACTACGCAGTATGGTCAAGGGTTAATAGTTGTTTTTCAAATGCTTCTAGTAGTTTGTACCTAGTCTTGAGCTTGTATTCGATGTGCTTATGAAACTCTGCATAGGCTGGCCAGAAGGTTGTGGTCTTGGCAACATTGTCAATAGCCCTGATAACTATGTCGGCAGGGAATGACACAAGCTGAGATGTGATTGCTTTTATCCTGATCTTATGATCGGAAGACGACTCACCTGTTGGCTTCACCACCAGCGCAGCCAACACGGTGAGGCGTTGCGCGATCTCTTCTGCCGGCAGTGGGGTGAGTGACTGCTTGATCTTCTTGATAGCTTGGATGCACTTGTCCTTGTCTTCACAGCGGATCTTATATCCCTGCAGTTGTATGTCTACAGTATCATCCTTGAGGTAGCGTGTGCGCTGGATAGGCTCGACTCTAAAGCCCGTCAATAATTCCAGCGAAGTAATCAGCCTTTTGTCTACCGCCAGAGGATCGGCTGCCGATACCAGTAGTGCTATTGCTTGCTCTTGCTCGGCTATACTTAACTGAATTTCTACACCAGTTCCTGTAGGCTTTGTCGACGCTGGCAAAGACATTGCCTTTGGACTGATGGTAATCGCGGAAGCTAGGGGTTTCATACTCATGGTCAAGGTTCTCCTTCAATGATTCATTTATAGACTCAATCAATTCATCAGATGGTTTCCAATCTTCTGGCACTCCCCCTCTTTTCTTAGTTGATAGTTTCTTTGATAGGTTAGGGTCTCTGTGTGAGACTGCCTCGTCTCTGTGTGAGACAGTCTCTCTGAGAGACAGCAGGGTATAGAGTGTAGACTTTTGTGAGTTGCCCTTGTCTCTATGAATAATGCCTGATTGTTCAAGATCATTTAGTTTTCTAGCTACAGTTGCTCTGCTCATACTGGTGCGCTGCACTAGCCTGTCTATGCTAGGCCAGCACTGTAGTCTATCTTCATCTGCATGATCTGCAAGCACGACAAGCAGCCACTTGGCTAGTGGATCTGGAATGTCTGCTTGTATAGCCTTTGCCATTGCAACAAATGCCATGTGGTTCTCCTTATTTTTTGATGAGTGGTGCTATCCTTTCTTCAAAGAAATCACCATCGAATATGACTAGGGTTTTTGGAGTGCCGTGCCTCCGCTTATATAGGGCTGCGTCACGGCCCTCCATTATTGAGAAGGGATTGGGGAAGTTTGACTTGTCACGATACTTGACCTCAACTACCAGTCGTTCTCCCCCGAACTCCCAGATGATGTCGCCGCGATACTCGCCTCCCAAGCTGCCCGAGAGGGGCTGGCGTTTCGCTTGGAAGCCGAGCTTCTTGAGCCAGTCAACGAACCACTTCTCGTGGTAGTTTCCTTTGTTGCGATTTTTGTTTGCCATGTTTCCCTCTCATAGCAATCGACACAGATTATATAATGCGCCACTGGTTCTATAGATGCAAGCACTGCAACAAAGTATGGTGTACTAACTGCACATGCTTCGCATGTTTGTGGTCTGCCAGCTCTATCGTTTAGAATTTTTCTTCGTGATCTTGATCTGACAGCCAAGTGCATCTAGCCAGCACGAAAAGAGAAACCCGCTTGGCACTCTCTTGTACTGTTCCCATTTGTGAATTAAAGATTTAGCACAGCCAATGCGATGAGCCAGCTCTTCTTGACTTATCTTTTGACTGTTGCGTTCTTGTACAAGCTGATAGATTATCATCTCGTAGGTATCAGGAACAGGCGTTTCTTTCTTGAAGTGCTGAAAGTTTTTCAATAGCCTTTTCCACTTTGCAAGCTGTGCTGTGTCTCAAATTTCTACCCATCTTTGCGCGGTAAAAAGTTGAGTCGGGAACACCAGCATATACAAAGGCTTTCTTTAGATCTACCTTTGCAGATGCTGATTGTTCTCTCAATGTATCCATGTAACTAAGCATGGTCACATAATCTGCACAGATGCAGTGGTTGTCAACAGGTTAATTTTCTGTTGAGTGTAGGCCAAGAGTGCTAAGACCAATGATGTCAGTTGGCTTTGAATAGTAAACGCCAACGTCATCATCAATAACATCATCTGCAAATGCGTCTGCTGGCATTGATTCACTAGCTTTGCGGCACTGTTCTTTCATGCTTTCACGTTGTTGTCTGTCATAGCTTTCAATAGCTGCAGAGGTAGCGTGTCGAATGTACTCATACTTTTTGCCGTTGACATACTTGATGCTCTTAATCCCTTGCATCGATAAACTCCTTGCCTTTATCTGTTATCTTCCAGACGACTTCGTTTCTATTGCGTGAGTTCTTAACACGCTCGCCTGAGTCTTCAACCATTCCAATGCGTACAAGCTCAGTGATCCTTGGCTTGACAGAGTAAAGCCATTCGCCTGTATTGTTTGATACTTGCTCACCAGTAAAGCCAAACCTGTAGGCTTTGTAAAGCTCTTGTAGTACAGCGAGCCGCAGCCCAGTGACGCGAGGCGCAATAGACTCAGCGGCTGCTACCTCTGTGTCTACTGCGTTTTTGTGGTGCATTGTGTTTACTTGCACATCAAATAAATCTTGCATTATCCCCAGTCCTTTCTATCTTCCTCATTATTGTAGCCGCGTGTGTAGTCTACAATCTCTTGAGGTGTGAGAGATTCTATTGTTACTCGCTTGCCATCTGCAAATTTATGAGGATTCCAAGGGCGATGATAGTATGCATCTGCCGAACCTCTGTCCTCTGCTGTGTCTGCCTTAGTATGGGATTGAGTCATCGATATCCTCCGGTGGGTGTGCATCTTCCCAAGCTTGAGTTGCAACCTTGATAAATTTATCCCGATTGAATTTAGGATTGGTTGCAGCTAATTCATCTGCCAGTGTGAGAATGTATGTAGGCCAAGGATATGTTGGCGCAATATTCCTAGCGATAAATTCAAAGTGACGCTGTTGCATGAGTGCCATATTAAACTCCCCTCATAAGTGTTGACCAAGCAGCAGAGACATGATCCTCTGCTGCTGGATTTTGATAGATGTAATCTTTAATTACTAACTCGATTGTCGAGACAGCTTTCACCCAATCCATATCTATTTGTGGCTTGGCTGTTTCGCTGTCGAACTCAAATACATTGATGCCATTGCTCATCACTTGATCTCCTTGAGTGGTCTGTAGTTAGAGTCTTCGGTTGCATCACGTTCAAGCACCTCGTCATAGGTGTCTCTGACTTTATCCAATGCCCACTTAGCTTGCTGGATTGTAGACTTGAACTCTGATCCCTCATCGTGAGCGCGATCATAGATTGCATTAACTAGGCGTGATGCTTCTGTTACTTGATTGATGAATGAGATTTTCATTTGGTTCTCCATTATTCGTTGATGCCAATGATAAATGTTTTACCGTATGGCGTGGTTTCAGTTTCAATTTCTACTCGTTTGCCTTCCCAACCACCGGATACTTTGTAGGCATCAGATATGTTTGCCTTAGTGCGAAGGATAAGACCTCCATCAAAGACAAACTTAAATGCTGGGTTGCCAGCGTAAGAGTTTTTTAATCTCTCAATGCGTTTGATTGTGTGTGTTGATTTGGTCATCTGGTTCTCCTTTGATGATGGATTAGCGGCGCAATACTACGCCAGAGAGCATCACAAATGATGCAAAGAATAGTAGTGAGACATGAATCCAAATTGCTGATCCAGTCTGTGGATCCAATGCAGATGCAAGCATCAGTAACATGAACCCAATTCCTAGAAGTAAATTGCTAATCATTTTGTCCTCCTTACTGCAATGATGCAGTGATTGAATTTTAATTGCAAGTAATTTTTGCTTGCCAATAAATAGAAACTTGGCGGCACAATACTTACTCTGTGTGCGGAACCCAGCCGAAGGCTGGGCGGTGCTTGGGGGTAACAGCGAGCAAGAAAAAAGCCCCGCAGCCGAAGCTGCGAGGCTCGTTGTTAAGGTTAGGCAACTCCCTTCAGCAAGTTCGCTGCGGTAGGCTTTATGCGCTTCTGCGTATTGGATACCGAGCCGCTGAACAACTTCTCACGTGTGTCGTAGAAGTCGGCTGCTCCTGTCCAAACTCTGTGCGCTAGGATCTCGAACAGAAGCTGTGTAGATGTGGCCTGATGCTCGAAGATCGCCTCGAGAGCTTGCGACTTCGCAAGTCTCGCGTCGATTCGCGTTGTCTCTGCGAGTTCGCCGTTGCGGCGAACCTCGTCATCGCGCTGAACTTCGAGCTTCTTCTGCCAGTCGCGCTGTCCTTGGGCTGCTTTCTCGAATGTCGCAGCGGCTGCTCCATATGCGAGAAAGATATCCCGATTGTAGTATGGGTTGTCAGCAAAGGACACTGGATTCTGATCCTCGCTTCGAGGATCAAGGCCATCTGCAAGATGGCCTTCCAACATCGTGATGTTGGAGATCAGTGTCTGGTTTACTTCCTCCATGTTGATAGTTACTTCATGCTTACGGATTACATTTACTTTCTTAGTCATAGTTCAGTTCCTCTTCTTGTATTTAGGTTATACACATACACACAGTGTGCATGATATGGCTGACGCACTCGGACTGACTCGCATCAGTCAAGTCGCTTGTTCCTAATTGCTCGGGTGCTAGATTCGCGGAAGGAGCCGATTTGCAAAGCAAATTGGAAGGAACCGCTAATCTAGTTTGACCCTCGCTGCTCAGGTGCGACTTTACTGATCGAGGCTGAGCCGAGTCATCATTCCATGATAAGATGCAAACTCGTGTGTGTGTGTCTCACTGTGTGCGTAGACATGACATGCAGGCTTGTCCTGCGATGTGCGGCCTAGCACATATAACGGACTGATCCGCCCCTTCGAGCGAAGTTTACGAGTGAGGGGGGCATTAGGGATCAGATGTCCAGTTATCGCAACTATATGTCTGAGTGACATATTCTGTACGATATGAATAGGCTCGATCAGGCATGGTTCCACTAGCAAGCTGGCGTGCTCGGCTGGGCATCGTATTGCCAGTCCAAGCTTTGCTTGGCTTTGGCAAACGATGGGCGACACGCTTGCTAGTGCGGTTCTGCCTGATCTAGCTGGTGTGTGATTTGTGAGTTGACAAGAGGGTGTGAAAGCAGTGATATTTGGGGGGGAACACAAGGGGGGGCAAGAGAGATTGAGCATGACTGATGTATTGAAGGTGACTGAGAAACAGATGGCTTTGGTGGATACGCTTGTAGCAGAAGGATGTAGCATCACTGAAGCTGCGCGCAAAGCAGGATACTCAGAAGGGAAAAGCGGAAGAGTCACAGCCAGCCGTGCTTTGCGCTTGCCACATGTGCAGTCGTACATGATGACAAGAGTGGGAGAGGTGTTAGGGCTGAACGCTACCACTGCTGCAGCTAAGCTTGTTGGGCTTGCCAAGGGAGCCAAGAGTGAGTACGTGCAGCTAGAAGCGAGCAAGGATATCTTGGACAGAGCTGGCTTCAAGGCTCCCGACAAGCACATGCATCTACATGCAGGAGAGATATCTGTGAAGATTGACTTGAGTTAAGCAGTGTAAACTGCGCGAAGCAGAGCTTCGCAAGTATCAGTGGCAATGTAGCTGATCCTAGATCAAGACTACATTGCGCGGTTTTTACAGGGAAGCGTTTCCTGATATAGTGGTGGGGGGGTCAAAAAAGTGCGTTGCGATGTTGCGAAGGGATGGGTTACAAACATTATTGGCAAAAAGGTTCGATGACCAGACACGGCGACATGGCTGCAATCTATTCCCTCTAGTCCTTGCGCCTGTCGCCACCTTGAAAATTTTTTAAGAAGGAAAAGTAAAATGGATATAGTAACCAAGGACATCACTGCAGAGAATACGTTCAGTGACATGATTAATGTTATGGGTAACTTTGATCTAAGCATTGCTGGCACGTTTGTTGCCACAGTTACAGTGCAGCGCAGCTTTGATGCTGGCTCTACTTGGGCTGACGTAGATGACTTTACTGCACCTATTGAGACTGCTGGCTTTGATCCTGTTAGTTGCAACTATCGTGTTGGTGTTAAGACTGGCAACTTTACTAGCGGTACAGTGACTGT